AATTGTATTATTGTGTATAAACTTTTTTCTATCGACATCTTTTAGAGTGACATTATATTTTTGAAGAACAGCAGTCAATGCTCCTCCTTCTCCAAATCCTACACCGTACTTAGCATATCTTGCCAGTTTCTCGTTTACATTAACACTTTGATTAAATGTATCTTCCCAAATGTTTTGAAGGGTTTTTAAGTCGTTTAGGATATCTTGGATACAATCTAGATAAGGAAGGGACATTAGTGCTTCACCAATATATACATCTCTCATTAAATTATATTTATTTTCTTTGAGAACATTTTGAACCATATCTATTCCTTCTTGTGCGAATGGCATGTATTTGAAATTATTAAAATTAAATAGAGCATAAGTATAAAATGTGTCTGGTTCTATATCTATCCCTGTATGTAGACCTGAAAACCAATCGCAATCAATAAATGTAACTCTTTCTTTTCTTTCCATAACCGTCCGTACTAAAAACGTAAGCTTGTCATAGTAACTAAATAACTCTTTATCGTACAGTTCAGTCTTACATTCCGGAAACAATTCAGGTTTATCTGTTAATATATGTACATCTTTACCCTTTACTTCACGTAAAACTTGTTGAGTATACTTTTTTCTATACTCTTCACCGGTAATAAAGGTAGCATATATCATTTTAAGTAATCAAAAGGTGTTAACCCATTTCTATAATTTACTCGGAAAGCAGGTTTATTCCAATTGTCTATATATCCATAGATAGTATGGTAACCCATTTCATTGATCCAGTAGTCAAATATCTTATTGTAATTATAAAGACCTGCATCAGCTGGTCTATCTACGTTTCGTGATACATAACACCCTCCACCGTATAATTCACCTACAGGGAGATCTTGAATATTGGTTTGCCAATCTATACAGACATTATCATTTCCCCAATTCCACCCTATACAGTTGCTGTTATAGTAAAAAAGTAAACAGTGAGAATTTGCTTCAAAACGTCTTAGTACTGTTTCATAATTGGGTATGTCATCCCAGTCTGTGATTTCCTCATTAATTAAATCTACTACAATTTTAAGGTCGTTTGAATATTTGTCAATATTGGAGATATCAACATACTTCATGTCGTAGTGCGCCTTATAAGGAAATTGTTTATAATTTTCTTTTAGCAATCTAATTTGAGTAGTACTGGTTGAGTCTAACATTTATTCGCCAATATCTAAAATTTTCATTGCCATACGAATTACTCTCTCATCCTCTTCACAAAGTAATCTATATGCTTTTTGTTTAACTTCAAATTCCTCTTTTTGAGGATGTTGAATAACTACTCTGTCTTCTATGTCTCCTCCAAAAGGCCTTGCAGTTACTGTTTTGCCGCCATCTGGAGATTCATATATAAAAGTTCCTGCTGATGTAGCTGATTGACTATTTTTTTTAGCCTCTTGCATTTCATGCCATTTTTTAATTGAATCACTCATTTTATAACCATTTAAAATTATTCCCCATATGTCCCCATTCAGCTGTCTTACTAAATACTGGTTTTTTTAAATCTAAAAATTTTATAATACCTTTAGGACTTAAGTCGTAGCTACGAATTACTGTAGTACTCCCATCTACTATTGCTGTTGCTTGTATTGGCTTGTCGTACCCTATTGCATAAGCTAACTGTACAAAAACTTCGTTAGCCTTATACTCTTTTAAGTAGTCAACTGCTATTCTTCTAGCCATATATGCAGCTGATCTGTCAACCTTACTAGCATCTTTACCTGAAAATGCTCCTCCTCCGAGAGGTACTCTAGGTCCATAGTTATCTACTGCTAACTTTCTACCAGTCAATCCTGCATCAGCATCAAATCCTCCTAGTGACCAATCACCAGCTGGATTACAATGTAAGTCCTCTATTCTATACTCAGGATATTGATCAAAAAATTCCACTACTAAATCTCTAAGAACACTAGTAGGAGTGCAGCAAAAAGATGCAACTACCCTTAAAGAGTTACCATTCATAGTAACTTGAGTTTTACCATCAAACGGATACTTTTCGTATATATGCTGTGCTAATTTGCGAGCTAAGTAATACTCTTGAGGAACGAATTCCTTATTGTCGTCACAAGCATATCCTATCATTATACCTTGGTCACCAGCTCCTCCTGTGTCAACTCCTTGTGCTATTTCAGGTGACTGTCTTACTATGTTTGTCTGTACACCAATATCTTTACCGTAAACTCTTTTAACAATTTCTGGTACATCTACAAATGCTTTGGTTGTCAATTCTCCAGTAATAGTTATAATGCCATGACCTCCCATGGTTTCTATTGCTACTCTTGAATCAGAATCTTGTTCTAAACAAGCATCTAAAATTGCATCTGATATTCTATCACAGATTTTATCTGGGTGTTTCGGTGTTACTACTTCTGCTGTTTTTATCATAACTATAATTTAAGAAATAAAAGTAAAAGTACCAACTACTTAGTAGATTAAATATAATCTGTATTTAAATCTTCACGTAGATGTACTAAGTGACTATATGTAAAAGTTTCGGATTTTATCATATTAATTAAAATTTCATTATTTGCTTGGTTAAATGCCTCAATAGCAACTTTTTTAAATGATTTATTAGAATGACTAGTTTCTTTTAATTTAGTAGAGCTCATCCTCCAATTAAAATCCTGTAAAAAAAGTGTTTTGAAATTTATTTTACTGTTTACTAAAAGTTTATTAATTGGTGTTAAGAAAGGCTGTACATGAGGGTCCAAGTATAATTCAAATACAGCTGATTCTTTATAGTAGAGTTTGAGTAAGTTAATTATTATATCTTCATATTCTTCAGGTAGACCATTAAGGAACCAATTGCTGTGCTCTCTTTTAATTAACTCAACTGTTGATAGGATTCGAATATCATTATGAAAAAGTAGTGACTTACCAAAGTAGGTTAAGTGTGTGGAAACAGAAGCTGTGCTGTCAAAGTCTAACGTATTCTGTATTACACCGCTAATATATCTTTGGAAAGGATCCCGAATAAATAAATTAACGTGTTTTTCAATATCAGGGTTTTCAAAATACTTATAAATTTGAGGTAAAAAATTATCTTGATTTAAATAATGAACATCCTCCATCTGCTCTGCAAAAGTTATAGATCCTATCTTCATAGTTGTAACATACACAGCATTATTAAATACTCCTGTTACTGCTTTAAAGTTATTAGCTAGAGAATATAACATGTGAGTCACTCATATCTTTTATTTTTATGTTTTAATTTTCTTGTATACCGGTTATCATCCCCGTGGGACTTTTGTATCATCCTTCGTCTCGCGAGTTGGGCTAGTTCGCCCATCGAATATTTCTCCTTCCCTATCTTCTTTCGAGTTTTCATTCCACGTATCTTCAAAAAAAATAAATTCACTTTTCATTTATACAATATAAGAAATTTTATTATAAATATCAAAAAAAAAGAGGCCTATTTAGCCTCTTCTTTCTTTAACTTTTCTTTTGCCTTCTGCCAACGGGATTGGGCTTGTTTTAATGTAATTTTACCGTCCTCATATTTTGCTCGTATGGCATAATATTCTGCTTTGTAGTGACAATGTCTAGTCGATTTTTTCTCTACCGGCTCGGTAGTGTTGGCTTGTGCTATCATCCCGAATAACAGCAAGCAAAGTGTTAATGCTCTCTTCATATTGGATGTTTTTAGTTATTAATAAATAGCAAGTTCTTAAACTTCTCTTAAACTTGCCGTAATATTCTATTAATATATGAAGAATATAGCAATAAAAAAACCCGGCTTTATGCCGGGCTTATTTTAAGTTAGCCTACCCCCCGCGTCCGGGAATGCTTGTACGGGCATGGTGATCAAACCTACCAACACGGAATAGGAGCATTAACCCTATTCGGCCAATATCTTCTTACCAACCTCGTTCACCGCGAAGTTGATATGCATCATGTCTAGCTTGTGATTGGGCTTCAATATCCCAAGCCTCGTTAGCTGTCACGCAAATCTCTTCTCCATTACGAAGAATCATTGCACATTCATCTCCTGTTAAACCACATGTAAAAAATCTAAGAACTTGATCAAACATAACCTTTATTGCTTTATTATTATACCTTAATATACGAACTATATTCCGGAAAGGCAACTATTTGCACAAAAAAAACCCCGCCGTTTCCGGTAGGGCTTAGTTGAAAATGCGCGTGGGCACTTCGTGAGAGGAATAAACGCCCTGCCTGCTACATAACTTTTAACTTGAAGTGCTGTTTATGTTTGTTGTATGCTTCTATAGTCCAATCATCGTCCTTATCAAGTCCTTTACCTCCATATGTAGCTATGGTTTTGCTAGGTATTTGGTATGTAGTATAGTCAGTAGTACTGATAGCATTATGTATTAAAAATGCTGACCAGTGTTCATCCTTGTAAATAGTATATTTATGAAAATGCTTACATCTAGTTAGTAGTATCATTTCCATATACGTTAAAATAGTTTTATGGAAAATTAAATCTTTTGGCACATTATCCGGAAGTATTAGATAGTGATTAGAGATTAATTTCTCTACTGGGTTATTATACTCAACTAAAGTTTTATTAGTGTTCTCTTTAATAACTCTTTTAATAGTAGAGCTGTTGCTTAATACTAAATCACCGTCTAGTAAATTAGGTGTGACTATTTTTGCAATTTCTAATGCTTCAGTTTCATTTTCATGTCCATCAATGACCCTAATATGATGTGCATTATTATAAATTAAATTATTTGCTTTTATGTAATTTTCTACGTATGAAGAGACAAACTCAGTCACAACGTTTGGAAATATAGCATCATATCTACCATGCCTCAGAAAATAATCGGGAGTTAGTTCGTAGTAGTTATCTAAACCGCTTAAGTCATCCGACTTAATAGCGTACATATTCCCTATTTGCTTAAAAGCACCTACATTTACTTCCCCCGGTGCTATTGTTATATCATCAAAGTATAATTTTTGAAGTTTATGTAAATCAAAAAAGAGCCTGATAGACTCTTCTGGGAAATATCTTAATAATGCATTGGTATAGTCTATTATCAGCTCTACTCTATGTCCTTTTTTTCTTTGTACTATAGCTATGTTTATAAGACTATACCAGCTGGCGAAAATTTCGCCAAGGCCGGCAGTCATCTTATGAACTAATACAGTCATCAACTTATTTAGTTGCTTCCATATTAGCTTTCTTGTAAGGTGTAATCAATTTCTTGATCTCACCAGCTGCTTTACGAGCTCTTGCTTGTGAAGCTTTTGTAGTTCCACCGTTTTCGGTGTCTAAAATTGCAAATTGCTCTGCAATCTGCTCAAATAATTCTTGTTTTGCACTCATCGTTTTAAATTTAAAATTAACCTAACAGCATATTAGGATCCATTCCTGCTGCTGCATCTTTTTTCTCTTTCCCTTTTGATACTACTGCTTCAGTAATGAGGAGGGTACCTGCTACTGATGCTGCATTTTCCAATGCCAGTCTTGTTACTTTAGTAGGATCAATAATTCCTTCTTTAAACATATTAAAGAAATCTTCTTCTCTAGGATTATAACCGAACCAGAAATCATCTTCAGTAATTATCTTACTCTCAATATCTCCTATCTGATCGTTTGTATAACCAGCGTTTTCTAAAATCTTATAAAAAGGTCTTTCAAGGGCTGAGATTACAATGTCAAACCCTGTTTGCTCATCACTTTTGTAATCTTCAATTTGTCCCACAAGTAATTTAGAAGCATTGAGTAATGCAATTCCTCCTCCGGGAAGTATTCCCTCTTCGATTGCCGCTTTAGTAGCATGGAGTGCATCATCAACACGATCTTTTTTCTCTTTCATTTCTACTTCAGTATGACCTCCTACATGTACGATTGATACTCCTCCTACAAACTTAGATAATCTTTCTTGTAACTTTTGTTTTTCGTAAGGAGAAGTTACTTCGTCTATTTGAGTTTTTATCTCTTCTACTCTTTGTACGATAGCGTCCTCATCCCCCATCGCATCAATAATAGTAGTAGTCTCTTTCCCTACAGTAACCTTGTTAGCTCTACCTAACCAAGCAGCATCAAACTTATCAAGTCTCATACCTTTTTCTGTAGAGACTACAGTACCTCCTGTAAGAGTTGCAATATCTTCAAGCATATCTTTTTTACGGTCTCCAAACTCAGGGGCTTTTACTGCAACGATAGGAAGAATACCTCTCATCTTATTAACTACCATAGTAGAGAGTGCCTCTCCATCGATATCATCTGCTATTACTAATAGTGATGTACTCTTTTGAGAAGCACCTTCTAAGATGGGGAGAAGCTCTTTCACAGTAGTTAGACGTTTATCTGTTATTAAGATCAACGGATTTTGAAGAACAGCCGTCATTGAGTTGTTATCTGTAACGAAGTAAGGTGATTTATAACCTCTACTAAATTGCATCCCTTCAACTGTCTCTAGGTAAGTTTCTCCAGTTTTAGATTCTTCAATTGCTACGACTCCATCTTGTCCTACTTTATCCATTGCTGTAGCAATCAATTCTCCTACTTCTATATCATTATTAGCTGATATTGTAGCTACTTGTTTTAGTTGGGCCTCATCAGTAATATCTTTACTTTGTTCTTCTAAGAAAGTCCTAACAATCCTTACTGCTTTATCGACTCCTCTTTTAACATCCACTACATTTGATCCTGCATTGATTCTATTAATACCTTCATTAAGTATAGACTGAGCAAGTAATGTAGATGTAGTAGTTCCATCTCCTGCTTGTTCTCCAGTTTTAATAGAAGCTTGTTTAACTATCTGTGCTCCTAAGTTTTCTACTTTATCTTTTAATTCGATAGACTTAGCAACTGTAACACCATCTTTGGTTGAAATAGGTATTCCCATATCTTGTTCTATAATAACATTACGACCTGAAGGACCTAATGTTGCTGTAACTGCATTTGCTAGTTTATCAACTCCTACTGCAAGTTTTTCTCTTGCGTCTTTTGAAAATGTAATCTTTTTAGTCATAATCTAAATCTATGTTATCTGATTCTTTTACTACTGCTAATACTTCTCTATCTTGTGCGATATAATATTCTTCTCCTTCGAAATCAATACGTAAAGTTCCAATCTTAGGTACAAGAACAACATCTCCAACCTTACAAGATTTAACTAAATTGATATTTCCGGTTTCTGTATACCTACCTGGGCCGATAGCTAATACTTTACCCATTTCGGGTTTCTCTTTTCCCATATCAGGAATAACGATTGATCCATATGTCTGTTCGCCTTCATCAATAGGCTTAATAAGAATACGGTCATTTGTGGGTTGTAATTTTACCATTTATATAACGTTTTTTATTAATATACGATTAAAGTATAAGAAAACAAACCTCAGAGCTGGTTTATTTAGCTAATTTTTAGAGTTTTTGGCTCTGATCCTTTAGCAAAAGGTATAACAATTTGTAACAGACCGTTTTTAAATTCGGCTGTTGCTTTAGATAGCTCAAACTTGCTATCTATCTTCCAACCTAAGTTGAATGATCTTTTAGCGATACCTCTATGGATAAATTCGCCTAAGTCATCTTCTTTTGGTTTATCGTAGTTTACTCTGATTATATTACCCTCAATAAGAATTTCAATATCTTCTTTTGAGATCCCGGTACAAGCTATGTCCAGTCCTAGACCTTTGTCTCTTTCGTAAATATCTACTGGGTGGGGTAATTTGGATTCTGCAAGAGGTCTGTATGCTCCTGCGTCTTGGAAAAAATTCCTTACTAAAATGTCGAACGGATTACGTTCTCTTATAAATGTATTCATATCATTAAATTTGTGAGTGCCTTAGCTACTCGGGTTATTAAAAAAATTATCGCTCTGAGGTCGATCTTCTTTATTATAAATAGTTGCGTGGATAGGATTCGAACCTACGACCTTCGGGTTATGAGCCCAACGAGCTACCACTGCTCTACCACGCTTTATTAATATAGTAACTTTTTAACAAAATGCCAACTATTAAATGAAAATTTTTCCTTTTTTTCCTACCCAAGATTCAGTTTTACCTTCGATAAAGTCTTTTATATTCTCTTTCCATATTTCATCTCCTTCTAGATATGCTCTTGCTTTTATATTATTATGAACGAGTATGTCTTTCATATCGACTAACATATTTTCTAATTGAGATAACGTTTTACTATTAAGGTATTTTAAATTATCGGTCATGATAGGGAGCGCGTCTCTAATATCGTCTTTCTCGTCATAAGATTCATCCCAATATTCGCCAAATGTTTTAAAGTCAAATTTATCTCTCAAGTCTCTAAGATAGTTTTTATTCCCAAGAGCCATAAACGGTCTACAGGTTAAGGTTGGTTTAAATATTTTTTCTGTGAAGAAATTAGTATGTTGATATATTCCGCCTTTGTATGTTCCTCTATGATTAAAAGTTTCAAGTACAAAATCTAGGAAACATTCTCTATATAGTTTTGGATCAGGTATTATGAAATAAGGAGTATAGTAGTAGTCTTTTTCTTCCTCATAAGGTACATCCTTTATCGGCAATAACTTCTGTAGCTTTTTCAAGTAGTTAATTTCCTTTCTGGACAGTATCATCGTATTAGGAGGTTGAAAATCTATTTCTACTTTATCTTTGCTATCATTATAGTCTCCATGTCCGTTTAATTTTAGTATTTTATCTACTAGCTCTTCAGACATAAATTCTTTAAAGCGTTTGATATACTCTACTCCAAAATTATAGTAACAAGAATCTAGTAAGTTGTTATCTATTAGTTGACCTAATACCATTAACCTAGGAACTCTAGGTTTACCTGCAAAGACGATAAATTTCTTTTTTAATTTAAAATTATTTAAAGAATATTCAGGTTTAAAATCTTTTTCTAATTCATCGTAAGAGAAATGTTTTTCACTATAACTCTTTACCCAATTGTGCATAAGATTATAAGGGGCTGAGTGAGACTGTACTAATGTCATCCATTCAGGTATATATCTCCTAAGGTAGTTTTCTATAAAATTTTCTTGCCCGGTTCCTTGGAAAAGCATTACTGCTTCATTTGATAATCCAAATTTTTCTCTATACTTGCCTAACTCTATTATTACAGGTACACGAAAAAAGGTATCAACTTCTGCTTCTTCTAATATGAGTATTCTGGTTTCCGGATTAATTCTAAGGTAATTAGCTATTTTTTCATCTCCGAAAAAAGGAGTGTAGACTCCTAATTCGTATACATTAATATTAGTATAGTGTTCTATAGTAAATCTTACAACTGCAAATTTATTTCCTCCATATTCCCAAGTTTCAATAGGTACCGGTAATGTTTGCATCTAAACTGATTTCCAATATTTAATAGTTCTATCTAATCCTTCGTTCATTGAAATCTTTGGTGACCATCCTAGTTTAGAGGTAATTTTTTGGTTAGTTGAATTAAGTAACCAAATCTCTCCTGGTCTTTCTGGTTTAGTGTTCCAATTAATTTTACCGTTCCAACCTAATTTGTCTGCTATAATTTTAACGTAATCAGATATACGTATAGCATTATCAGGACCTAGGCAGAATATTTCGCCTACTACCTTGTCGGGGTTACGAATTACTTCTTCCCATGCATCTAATAAATCTTCTATGTAAATAAAATTTCTGTAAGGTGTTCCGTATCCTAGGTTTATCTCATCAGGATTCTTTAACATTTGAGTGATAATTTGTTCAGTAACAAAAAAATCATTATCTTTTCTTCCGTATGCGTTAGTTTGTCTAATAGTAGTAAACGGTAATCCGTAACTTCTATATGCATACTCTAAATACTTTTCACAACCATACTTAGCTACTGCATAAGGAGCGTTTGGATTAGGAGGTGTTTGTTCGTTAAATGCTATAATACCTTTATTAGTACCGGCTTTAATAAGATCAGAGATTGGTTGCCAACCATATACTTCCATAGTAGATGCAAAAACAAAGTTCTTGAGATTTTTTAATCTTTTAGCACCTTCTATAAGGTTTACTGTACCGGTATAATTTATGTCTGAAAAGGTTACTTGTTCATAAAAACTTTGTTCAACTTCAGTTCTGGCAGCTAAATGTACTATAATATCTGGATCAGCATCTAAAAGTTCATGTTGAACTGCTTCATGTTCTCTTAAATCATTTTGAAGTAGAATTAGAGTATGTTCTGATAGTCTTTCTCTCAAATGACTACCAATAAATCCTTGCCATCCAGTTATAAAAATTTTCATATAGTGTATCCTAATGTATCATTTGGGTTAGTATTTTCATTAACGTATTCAAATATATTCTCTATATTTGAAATGTCTTCTTTAGAAGTAACTTGTGTTAATTCGTTAGCAAAGTGTAGTTCAACGTTATTTTCTACTGCTAAATTTAATAGTTCTAATCTTCTATTTTTGTTATCCGGTAAACAGTAAATAGAGCAGATAACTATACCGTCTATCCCTGCCCCAGTAATAAATTTTTCTAATCCTGGAAACCAGTCACAGTATTCGTTTTCAAACTGATAATCATTTATCTTAATTTTAAATTTATCACAGTACTGATTAATTATAGAACGTTGCATAGGAAGTGGAATAGGACCGGAAAATTTAGAATTCCATCCTGCATAAGTTACCCAGTTTTTCTTTGTATCTATAGTAATACTAGATTCTCGTTCTCCTAAAAATCTGAAATATCCTCCAGGTACTTTTCTATGGTAATGACCTCCTTTAGGTAGTATGCGTCCGTCCATTGACCATCTGGTTATATCCGTTTCATTATTATAGTTACCATGTATGTGTTGCTGTTGAAATAAAAATGTTTGGCCGGGACTTAGTTTAATAGGTCTGGAGTATTTACTACATTGGTCTTGTATTTCATCATAACTCCATTTATTATCATATGCATTTTGAGTAATTTTAATACTGTCTTCATAGGAAGCTATGTACATACTATTAGTATCATACACCTCAGTAAAAGGAGTCCAAATTGTTCTCATTCCTAATCCGTTCCCAACCCATATACCTTGATGAAAAGCTAATAACCTTCCTTTCTTAGCTTGATTAGGTATAACTATACGTATAGTAAAATATCTCTGTATAAGCCATTCTTTAAAGCCTATATTATCAGTAACAATATCTTGAAAATAATTATCAACTCTATCTGCGAATTCATCAGTACCGCACATAGATTGACAGTATCTACCTAATTCACTAATCTGTTGGGGTGAAAGTACCTTGTGTACAGTTTCTAAACTTTGTATTTCCGGAAACTTAGTCTTAGCAACTTTTAACCAGTATTCTGGCCAGTTATGTTTGTTAAGATCGTATGATACTATTTTTTTGTCCGTTAAAGGAGATAAAACCTGATAATTCATTTCGTATAAACTTTTATATAAATAGTAATAATTTTTACTAATGGCCTTCTGCCCAGTTATTAGCTATCTCTGGAGGGGCTTTTAGGGTTACTCCAGGGAGTTTTGTAGTATTCTCCATTATCTCCTGTACGTGAGGAGCAAACATTTCAGCATCTTTTTCATCTACGTTTATGATCAACTGGTCATGCACCTGTGCTTGGCATAAAGCGTCTATTCCAAGTTCTTTAGCTTTTAAGTTAATCTTTAATGCAGCTCTATTTACTACCGCCGCTGCTAAAGACTGAAGCTGGAAGTTCAGACAGTTATTAAGTCCGTTACGGTAATCTCTATAAGCCTGCATTACAACATCTTTACCGTATTGAACTTCTAATTCTTTCCTAAATCTCCAATCCATCATACGATCTTGGAATTTAGTATAAGTCTTTTGTACTTTAGGTAAATGACGAACTCTTCCTACATAGTTCTTAATATATCCATGAGCCTTGACTTGTAATCTAGAATTCTCTCTCCACTCTTTAAGTTGAGGAAAACCATTTAAGTATCCTTGAACTAACTTCTCTGCAGTCTTCTGATCTACTCCTAACGTCATTTTAAGAGCATAAGCTTCCATACCATATGCAATACCTAATGAGTATGCCTTAGCTTTATTACGAGCTGGAGCATCTAATTTCTTAAGGTAATTATCTGCTTTCTTATCTGCTGAGACTCCGTTAGGAAATCTAGTTTTATCTTCGTTCAGTCTTTCAGTCTTTATAGCAACCGTAGAGTAGAAATCCCATCCTTTATTAAAAATCTCTTGTAAAGCTACATCTCCAGTTACTGAGGCAAAGCAGTGAGGTTCTAGAGATTCGTAATCCGCATCTATAACTTTTCTACCTTCTCCTGCGATTAAAAACTTTCTCACTACGTTAACATACTTCATTATAATAGGAGCTTCTTCACCTTCTTCTAAAGGTTTAGGTAGCTGTTGAGCATCACTCCCATAACGTCCTGATACTGTACCGTTCTGCTTAAAGTAGAAATAGTATCTACCATCTTCCTGACGGTCTCTGAACCTATCTACATAGGTCGATTTAATCTTAAGTAACTTATTATATACTCGTAAATTTTCAGCCCATGGGTACGTTTTTGCTAGCTCTTCAACCATAGACATATCGAACTTATCTCTACCAGATTTAGTATTAGCACCTTTGACTTTAGGTTCTATACCCATGTATTTAAATACTATTTCACCTAAATGTTTCTTAGATTGAATATTGATATAATCTCCGTCGTTAGATTCTTTCCAGAGCGCCATAGAGATCCTAGCTTTTTCTAAATCATCTATAAAAGATTCATCTCCTGTAAGTAAGAAGTCTTTTACATTTTGCTCTTTATCATTAGAGGGTTCGAATGCTTCAATATTCTTTTGAGTTAAAGAATACTTTCCAGTCTTCTCTGACTTAGGTAAAGGTATTGAGTAACGTTGTACTAGTGACTGAGCCCAATTACCTTTATTTGATACAGGATAAGTAGCTAGTGAAGTTGCTACCACCCACTCTTTTACTTCTGCGATTTCTAATAAAGAGTTCATTACTATCTCTTTATTTTCTTTCTGGTCTTTAACAATCTCTGAGTGTACTTTCTCAATAAGGTCCACGTCAAGATCTACTCCATGAGATTCCATAGGAACAGTTACTTCACGATAGATAGGCATTACTTCGTCTTCGAAGAAGAATTTCTCAAGTCCCTCATCTCTAAGCTTATCCAAATATAGATTACAAATACGAAGGGTAAGGTCAGTATCAGCAGAAGCATATTTGCTGAGAATATCAAGGTCTGCTTTATATATTTCAAAGCTAACTTTAGTTGTCTGTCCACCATTTTTCTTAATACTTTCTTTTAATATAACTTGTTCTTCGTTAGCAGCTTTCTCTACATCAAGTCCTAACGCCTCTTGGTTCATTATCGCTATAGATTTTAGTCCAAAAGGATTACCAAAACCAAATGCTCCTTCTTCATACACAGTATGTACTAGAAGTCCAGTATCTACCCATACATCAGGTAGCAAGTCTACTCCAAAATAATTTTTAATAAATTGAACATCGAACGATGCATTATGAAATACCAGTTTTTTACCTATAAGTAACTTAAGTAGGTTTCTAGATAACAATTCAGTAGAAGTACCATCTATTTCCTGAAGAACTAATTCATCCTTTTCATAGTCGAATACTAAGGTAGGTAGATAAAATCCAATACCTTCTTCTCCTGATACAGACCATCCTATAATTCTATCTTTCCTAGGGTTAAGCCCGGTAGTTTCAGTGTCGACAGCTATTACGTCTGAGTTTGTAATGTGATGGTGTAGTAGTTCGAGAGTTTCCTTATCTTGAACCGTATAGTACTTCTTTTCTAACTGCATATATAACCTTTTTTATTCACTATTAATATACGAAAAAATTATGTATCTTCCAACAACTCTTTCGGGTAATCTTTTTTATCTATTGTTATATTGTATTGCTGTTCCAACATTTGTATAACTGCTTTTTTATGTTTTATAGACTTAGTAAAGTAAGTATATGCTAATGTAGAAGTAACTTGTTCTGTCTTTTTTTCTAAATGTGTGCATATTTTGTCTAAAGCTATTTTGTCTTCTTCCTCTATTTTATAATCAATATTGTACCTGCCGGCTAAGTTTAACATTTCGATTAAATCTTGCTCTTCATAAGCACTTTTGAGTAGTTGAAACTCTTCTGGTGATCCGCCTTTATCGGGATGGGTGAATGTGGAAAGCTTTTTGTATAGTTTACGAATCTTATTAGGAATTTTTTTGTGTTTTTTTTCTTCTTTAGAAGGTTTATCTTTCCTGATTTCTCCTGTCTCTTCATTAACCCACATTTCCGAGTTTTTGTCTACAAAGTACTTACCGAATAGTTTATTCCACTCTAAGTTAAAATCTTCTGCTTGCTGTTCTGCTTCTTCCAGTTCTAACTTAAGGTATTGATACTTAAGGGAAAATTTTTTAAGAGAACGAGACATTAGTACTCACCGTATAGGTCAAACTTCATTGGTTCCTCTTCAGGAATTTCAACTTCTTGTTTTTCGATAGCATATAATTTTCCATCCAAAGGATCTAACTGATATGAACCTTTAAATTTAGTCTTCCGCATGTACATAGTAAGAGCCATCACTAAACCTTCTATAGTCGTCCCTTGGTCTATAACTAACTCCCAGTTATCACCAGGAGGTTGTCTTTCTGCAATTAGTATTTTATCTTCTTGAATTTCTATTTGAGCCATGATTTGCCTAATATTAAAGGTGATTGATCTTTATTACTCTTAACTGTAAAGTGAGAGTCAAATTCCTCTATAATTAGAGGATCATCTGCAAATAGTTTTTTATAATTTTCTCTTACGTATTGTTCTACTTTTTCCATTACTGTCTTAATGTTTTACGTATTGTATAATTAGGGTTTGTAAAGAAATCTGGTATTAAGCTGCTATGAGTAGCTCTAATAGGATTAATATCTAATCCTCCTCTTCGAGTATACAAACAAGCTACCATTAACTGCTCAGGTTTGAATCTTTCAGTTAAGTGAGCAAATACCATTTCACAAATCTCTTCATGGAAATGACTAACAGTTCTATGTGAAACTATATACTTAGCTAATGATTCCGGAGTAGGAACTTCTTTACCTTCTATATTAATAAATACATCCCCCCAATCTGGTTGATTAGTAACTCTACAGTTAGAACGAAGTAAATTAGACCTAACTTTAAGACTTGTTTCTCCTTCACTTACTTCTAGTTGAGAAGCGTCTGATTTAAAAGCAGTAAAGTCAATTTGATCTAAGTCTGCAATATCAGATATTTCTTGAAAATCTTCCGAGAATGATAAATTTTCAGTTTCAAAATCAGAAGCATAAAATGATACTGTAGTATTGGTCTCTAATAATTCATCTAAATCTCTCTTAACAGTAGCTTCAATACCAGAAATACAATCTGCTGCAGTATCACCAATTTGAGTCATATTAAATGAATTAAGGTAAAGCTTAATCGATTTAGACTCAACGTGATTCTCACTATCTGATGGGCATACTATTTTTAGCATTCCAGCAACTGGTTGACCTTTTGAAGTAATTGCAGATACTTCATAGCAATTCCAAACATCAACACCTTTGAACTCTTTACCGGTCAGGCCATAACCTTCTCTATTTAAAAAACGAGGAATTTTGACAAGTAGATCAGCATTATACTGATCAGAATAACCGTCACCTCCAACTTTACCTAAATGCTTACCAGCAATTTTTACTACTTCTTCGTAATTTTTTACTTCACTCATAAATTAAATATTAATTATATACAACCCATAACCGACTAATAAGTTACAGTTAACTATCACTATATTCCATTGCTTAGCTACCCATACTTGCGGTAAGGATAATATAGCACCTATTAAGTAGGTGTAAGCTCCTATATTGTCATACTGCAAAAGATAAGGAGAAGACATGATAAATGCTGAACCCATATACCCGGTACGGTTAGCAAGTCTTTCTATTGGTGTTAATCTTCGTTCTTTAACCATAGTACGAAGTATCTGTCTCCACCATCTAGTCTCACACTTTAAACAAGTTTTCTTATACTCATGTTTAAACTTAGAGTCTCTCTTTTCTTTACCACAAACGTTACATATTCTCATTTAACAAACTCTAATATTTGTTCAATTCTTTGCATAGGAGAACCAGTAACGGTCAAATAAGGTTTACGAACTCCTTCTAGGAAGTCTTGGAAGGTATTATCAATTTTTTTTCTCCAATCCTCATTAACACTTCTAACACCATCATCTACTGAATCGAATTCAATAGGAAAGTAGATATAATGAGTATATTCACTCTTTACTCTATTCCAAGTATCCTCAATATAACTTAAAACCTTAGAGTCTATATTATCCATAAAATGAGAATAAACAACTAGGTCCATATAGCATCTATCGAGAATCATATTATAAGGTTTAAGTAATGCTTCTAAATGAAAACTACTAATAGCAAGCTGAGTCTCAGAAGTACCAGCTTCGTTAATAGGAAAGCCATATTCTGCTACACTGCGAGTAGACTCGTTAATAAATTCATACTTAGGAAATTTATTCTTAAGTAATTCAAATACAGTAGTCTTACCAGTACTACTTGCTCCTACTAATGCTATTCTTTTTATCATAAAACCTTTTTAAGTAAGTTAATCCACATATACAGGGATCTATCTCTTAATATACGAAATAAATCATCAAGTTCCACCTGAAATGCATTGAATCTTTCTTCTGCTACTACTTTTCCTTCATCTACACCTGCAGTAACTTTATGAATAACTGCTCCTGCTACAGGATACTTACCTTCATATGCCCTTACTTGAGGGTCTTTCCCTTTAAGTTCTGGATACTCTGTGATCAGACCGGGATGACCATTAAAAATAGTAAATTCATTACAAATCTCTGGAGGCATTATTCTTAACCAACCATGTAGAGTGATTATAGGATCCTTATAATACTGTAGTATATCTCTTAGTTCTTGTTCACTAGGTTTATTAGTTACTTCTATGTAGCTTTTTTCTATAATTCTAGGATCAATCGTTCTAAGGTCAGCAGGTCTTTTATTAGTAATAATACGTGTAGGCCACTTACCTAATTTTTCTGACAAGTCGGCTATTTCAGCTCCTGTCTGACTAAAAAATGCAATCCAAGTACTATCTACCATTTGTAAACCATTTAAATTTCTTTATATTATCTAAAATTATATCGGAATCTTCTACTTCAAAGTTTATTAGCTCAAATAACTTTTGAGACTCTTTACTCCATAGGCCATCACTACCGTATTTAATACCTTTAATACCGTGCACTACAGGATTACTTGTGTCTAAAGAATATATCCAATCGAAGTCTAAGTGTTTATAGAAAGAAAATTCTTGAGGTAGCCCACATCCTAATAGGTGATGAGGTTTATCTTTATTTATAACTCCGTCTGTGAGTAAGTCTCCTAGTAGCTTAACACGTCCAAGCATCCAACTGACGTACTTGTTAGGATGCGGGCAAGAATCTCTATAATAAGAGTAGTCAAAAGATATAGCAATCATATCTACATCTGCTATTTCATCCATAGCCTTATAACAATCTCTAATTTCTTTATATGTTTTACCCTGGACTACTCCTATGCTTTTACCGGGTACATCACTATGGTTTTTATACCAGTTAGCTGCTTGTTGCATAGTTTTTTCTGCATCTTCTAAAGCGTCTGGTATAATATACCAAGTTGGTCTTAATTTCTTAACCCAATATGAAAACTTATCTGCATCGAAAGCTTCTTCTAATTCAAAAATTGAATTATCTAATATAACTTCTCTACCTTTTCGAATTGCTTCTTTAAATTGATCTAAATACTCTGTATCCTCTTCAAATAGATGAACTAACGCATAATCGTAGTCTGTATATTTCTGTACTTGCTTGAATATTGACTTAGGTGACTCA